CAAAACCACCCGAAGGTGGTTTCTATCAAATAAAACTAACTAAGCTATTTCACAATTGGTTTGATGCCATGAATGGTTATTTCCATATGAAAAACTAATTTCACTTGGTACTAAAGTTCGTTCCTGATGATTTAATGACTCAATCATACTTCTTAGTTTGCCATCACCTTGAACATGCTCTTTATATAATGCACGAAGTAATAGCTCAGTAGGTTTACCAATTAAACCGCGATCAGCTTCCCAATGTCTAATACTAGTCTCACTGACTCCTAAAAGCCCAGCAAGATTCTTCTGTGACAAGTTTAGTTCTTTACGTAAAAAACGAATTTCCTCACCATTCAAGTCAGGCTTTTGCGTAATTAAGAACAACCCAATGGCATTATGAAGCTCATGAACAGATTCAATAGATACGAGTTCACCATAGTCTTCATCATTTTCAATTGTAAATCCATTGCGCAGCCAAATATTGCTCAGACCGCATTCTTCATAGTGATACATAATTTAGCCTACTCTCTAAATGTAGTGACTACTACTGAGAATTCACCGTTCTCGCTCTGCTTGATTGCAACAGCTGTTGTTATGTATTCGCCTGCAGTGCGAACAGAAACATTTAACTGGCAATCACCACGAGTATTTGGGTACGGCCCCTCAGTAATATCTCCATGCTCAAAACAGCAAATAATTTGCTTCATAGAGATACAGCGTTCTTTCATTCTTTCTTTTGCATGTGCAGTTAACTTGATTTTGCTAGTATCTCTAGCAAATGCTCTAAGTTTTTGTTTAGCTTCAGTTAATGTTAAACACATACAAGCAAACACCAAGGTTCTTGGAAAGAGTAAAAGAATGCTGAACCGTCAAATATTGACGGTAAGGTGATTATTCATCATTTGATAATCACGCGCAACACCTTAAAGGTAATTTTCTGTCAATCCAGATCAAGTATTTTGTAACATCGACTGCGTTATTTTGAGTCGCGTTTAAGAGCAACTGCTTAATTGTTTGACGTTTTGACCAAATTAGGCTTTTCAGTCCCTGGCAATACCTAATTTGGTCACTTACCTTTGCTTTTGGTTGATATCTTCTTATGGCACTCCTCCAAAAACAAATTATCCAACGCAAAAATACAGTCATTAAAAATATGAGCAGCCACTGGCAAATCATTATGCTCAGCATAGACATTGATAGCCTGCTGATCTAAAGATAACGGTATGCTTTGCTCATAACGTCTGGATCGACATATAGTGCTAAATGCCGAAAGAATTGAATCAGCCGCATACGAATATTCTGGCGGATCCGGAATACGGCCGCCTAAGAACTTGATTTGCTCGATTTCGTGCGGCGTTTTCGACGCATACGTTTTTTGGTATTTGTAGAGCTCCATGACTTTCCCAGAATTAAAGCCTTGTCCTTGTCTGCGTCTTCCTGAATCTTCTGGGCCTGTTCTTTAATGAATAGCCAGATTGAAATACCAATATCACCAAGATTAAGAAGCTTTGAGGCATTCTCAGGTGTATATGGCTTTTCGGACTCAACAGTTTTACCGTCTACGATTTCGGCAAATACCACACCTTTCCAGTCTTCGATTAAGTGGGCCGCGCATGCATCCATTAAAAGCTCGTGGTAAAGCTTGGCATCTTCATCTTTGACCATCACATCATAGCCTTTAGACGAGATCTGGTTTCCTGCCCGTTCAATAGCTACCTGAAAAGGCTTATAAGCGATACCACGGACTTTGAACTCAGCCTGTACATCGCCATCAGCACCCTTGTATTCACACCATTTTGATACGTCTGAGCTTTTAATAATTCCGACTTTTAAAGCCATAACAACCTCTAATTTTTAGAAATAAAAAAGCCCATGGGTTTCCATAGGCTTTGTTACTGAATAAGTTGATTACACAAGAGCACGTACAATCGTTGGACTGGTACGCACTTGGGCAAAATTGATATCTATTGTAATAATGTCATCGCCACCACCATCAGGGTGATTTGCTTCCTTAACTTCAAGTTGCGGGAAGTTAAACGAGTACTTACTGCCTTTGGTATCTGTAATATCGAAGGTCAATGTAAATACATCACGGGTTTTAATAGCATCAATCCAAGAAGCAGATGTTGCTGAAAACATGAAATTAGCATTTACGCCAATATCCATCATTTTCTCTAAGTAAAACTCAGGCGTGTACTTACCAGAACCGATACAACGGATCGCTTCCAGATTATTACTAAAGTTGATGGTAAGTGTCTGCAGACAAGCTTTACCCTGAATTGATTGACCATTAATAAGTAGCTTTTCAACATTTGGCATACTCACCAGAGGGCGAGTCGATGCTGGAATAGGATTTGTAACAGGATTAACCTGCTGTCGCGTAAATGAGCTACCTACTAAACCAAAGTTACCAGTGATTTTGCCTGTGGTCTGGATCGTCATTTCACCTGTATTCACTTGAATACCACGATAAATAAAGACTTGACCAATATCTTCAAAGACTTTTACCAAGGTAAGAGACTTACGTACTCCACCACCAAAACTTAAAGCATTTGCAGCCCAGTTATTAAAGGCTAAAGCACTTAAGAATAAGTCAAATGTTCCAAGAGATAGTTCAAACTCTAACTGGCCTGTTACCTCTGCTTCAGTAACCACACCACCTTGTCGAAAACGTGAATCTACTACTTCACTGCTTTCTTCAGTTGAGACGTTTTCAGATAAACCATCACTGACACGGCGAACCGTGTACCAGATCGGGTTTGCCGGAGTTGTTCCCAGCACCGCTTCTTCACAAGCATATAATCGAATTTTTGCGCCTGAACTCATTTATAGTTCTCCAAAATTTAGGCATAAAAAACCCGCTTCATCAGCGGGCAGTTATAAAAGATGGGCGTAAAAAAACCCGCTAAATTTGCGGGTTTTTAATGTGTTGCATCTGTGTCGGAGATCACTGGCGGTTCCACACCATTCAAGGCTGCAGCTACTGCCTGAGATAAGTTAGTAGGCTGGAACTCCAATGGTGTTTCACTCAACGGTTCTTCAGGCTCTGGTTCTGGTTCAGGTTCTTCATGCAGACGGATATCAATCCAGCGGCCTTCTGGAATGTCCATTGGGTTCTCGTGATCTGCCACAACAGCAGCAAGTTCAAAATCAAACTTACGCTTGTAAGTTTTAATTGAGATGTCACCATTTTCTAGGGTGTCATACACTACTGCGACGATTGTGTTGCCGTTTGCATCTTTCGGTACTTCGATATACCAGCCTTCCTGAGCAAAGCCTAAAGAACCTTCTAGTAAATAATCACCAACATCAATTCTCTTAAATTCAATCGGCTGTTTTTTTGCATCATTATTGAGCTCGATATGGTCGTTAAATAGCTTAACTACTGGTGATGCTGCTTTTATGAAACCGTTGGAATCCACAGAAGTATTCGCAGATGTTCTTAGCTGCTCAATTACAACAGGTATCTCACTGACAATAACAACGTCATCTGTATGAACAGTAACTAAATAATTATCAGATGTAATATTGGAAATACCGGAAAAATATCTAAATGCCGATGTTGAAGAACTTGCTGTTCTTCGAATGGCAACATAGTCTACATTTTGATATTTAACTACAGCCATACCTGAAATATGAGTTGTTACACCAATACTAATAAGCCGAGCTGTAACACGATCATATGCTTGCTGAATTGATACTAAAGTTCTCGAATGTTGATTTGCTGAGCCTGAATCACCCCTCGAAAACACTAGCTCACCAAACATGTTTCGATTGGGTGAGCTGCTGACAGAATAAGGAAATAACAATACATAGCTAACGACAGAATCTAGGTTTACTCCCGTAATCATTTTTCTTTCAAAAGTTTGGCCTACTCCACCAATTCCAAAGCTGCCAACTTCTATCAAATTACCAGCTGTAGTACCAACATTTCTAGTTGCGGCACTACCAAGCCCTAAGTTAGTTCGAGCATCGGATGGAGTTGTTGCACCGGTACCACCTTGAGAAATTGCAATAGCCTTGGTTAATCCTTTTAGCTCTGTAATGTCACTATTCACCCCTTTTTCTGCTGCTCCGAGATTATTTCGAGCATCTAGTGCAGTTGTCGCCCCAGTACCACCTTGAGAGACTGCAGCAGTACCTTGGACCTGCGAAAAGTTTGGTGCCAGATTAGGAATACCTGAAGCGAATGGCAGCATGAATTGCCGTTTTCCCTGAGCCGAGTTATACGGGAATGGCCGATGATCCCAACTAAATTTAAAAACAAGATTTGCCATTATGCTGTTACCCCATCAATCACTTGGAAAATCAAAGTATCTGTATGCTGGGTAACTCCATTCACGACAGCCTTAATATCCATCTGGCACAGACCTAAAGGCCAAGCTGCTGTACTTGCACCTGATTTAACGTTAAGCCATCCCTTCTGTGTGCTCTGGTTTAATGCTGCGCAAGTCAAGGTAGCCACAGCAGCGCCATCAGCCAGAGCTTTAACCTGTGAAGTGAAGGTATAACCTGTAAGATCAATTGCACGACGAACATCATCCGGTGGATACTGCAGGGTTTCATCCATATCAACCAGCTGCAAATTCAAGTTGAATGTGTCACCACGCTTAAAAACAAAATTGCTCATAAGTGATTCCTATAGACATAAAAAAACCACCGATGAGGTGGTAGTGAAAGATTGGTTTGTTATGTGCTTTAGTTAACTAAAAAACTTATTGATACATTGTATTGAATGAAGTCAGCATCTTTACCCGCATAAATAGATTGGCCATTCAAACATTCTAAGTGTTCGATTGTGAAATATTCAAAATGAGCAAGTAATGCATCACTCAATTTTGTGATTTCAATTATTCCTGAATTGGGACGTGCAAAGCATTGAATCATGATATTACCGGTACGGCGAGTACATGGCTTATCTGCAATGCCAGAAGTAAAACTGGGACCACCTGCAATCGTTAAGCGGCACCAAACACCATCTTTAGGTACATTAAAGCCTGGTAAATTTGGATACTGGATTCTGTCTTGCGTAATACCTGTAAAGCTTTGCATGCGATCAATAATAGCTTGCCTTGTCTGCTCTAAAGTCATTGTCATTTTAGCCACCGTACTTTTGAGAAATAAAGTTAAACGTGAGACCATAAATACCTTGTGGTGCTTGATCAGACCAGCCGTTTTCTAAACGTTCAGCATAAGGTTGGTTATTCTGAATGTAGACCAAATTGCCCAATTTAATCTTTACAGCTTGAATTGCTGCATCGTTAACAGGGTTTGTTTCAGGTTCACGCACGCCTAAATCAGCAGATCTAATCGAGACAATATGTGAAGCACGGTATGCACCAGTATCGACGGGACTTAAATTAACTAAGGATTGCACGGTATCCATGACAATATTCTTTACATGGTCTTCTGCTGTTTTAGCCACATCAAAACTAAATTCAGTTGGCTTTTTCCCCTTCCATCCCATCATTCACCTCGCTTTCTTCATACATTTTAAAAAGGTCTTGAGCGATCGCCTGAATTGAATAAGCTTCAAACTCAGAGCTCGGTTCTCGTTCACCCATGAGCTTTTTAATCTTTTGCCAGACATGAACAGCTTCATGTAAAAGCAATCCATA